CCATCTGAAGCTACATAATCTTTATAATTATTTTTAATAGCTTCTTCTAATTTAGATACAATCTCTTGTGTCATTTCAACTGGTACATCACCTGCATTAAACCCAAGATTAAATGATCCATCTGGTTCAACATCTGGATTTTGTTGTTCCCACATTGTTGCCATAAACTTTTGAAGTCTTGCGTGTTTTCTCCAGCAATGTCTTCCTGCAAATTGATCTAGTCCCATATTATTTTACTCCTGCTTTTTTCATTATTTTGCCTACTGGCGTTTCATCAATCAACTTTTGTACTCGATCGATTTCTACTTTGAGATGCAAAACTAATTTTTGTAAAGTAAGCAACTCAGATTGTAAAGATGCAGATCTATATGTATCTTGCTGTATCTTTAACAATTCCCAAACATTATCTTTTACTGGTTCCATTGTTTCCTTTCTGTTCTTGAATATATTCAAAAACTAATTTATCAATTGTTTCTTTCTTTTCGTTTATTTTATTAAAAGCTCTAATCAAATGTACTATATCCATATCACCAATAGATATTGGTTCTTGTCTTGATTCCGAAAAATAAGTTACACTTAATTGGTCTTGCATATCACATGGTATTGTTTTACCTGTGAGATTAAGCAGCTTTAGTATTTTGTTTACTTGCATTTTTTACCTTTCTAATTATTGCTACATTTCCTACAATACTATCTCCTGGCATTGATTGATGACCAGTTCTTAACTGCCATGCATACCAAGCGTTAGTAGCTCTTTTGTTTGTAGTATTATTTGAATTAAACTTACCTTCTTCATCTAGGTACATATCAAATGTTTTGTTAGAAACATTTTGATCATAGCCCTGTGTTATTTCAATTGTGCTACAATTTATTAATTTATATAAATCTTGAAACGTAGGTTTAGTTTCAAAAACATGGAAATCTTCATTACCATTATCTTTCCATAATATTACATTATACATCTTTCTTTCCTTTCAGTTCTTGTTTTATAAATTTAAGATAGTGTTCACAAATATCGGCAGCAGCACCTATGAAGTACAAACTCCATATAAGTCCTGATATTACTGCAATAAATAAGTACTTCCAAAACTTCATAAATTTCGGCAATACTTGTTTTAAATTTGTGCGTAGATCTTTTGATTTTTGTTTGATAACGCCAAGCATATATATACCTCTTTCGGATTATATTTCTTTCTTTCTTAAAACAGCTCTCTTTTCATAGGAGAGCTTTGTGCGTTGCTTTTACCCATACAGGTGCAACGCAACCTGCTAACTGCGAGGGAGAGGTAAGACGCTACTTACCTAGATCGCTAGGATTCTTTAATTCATACAAAGCAATGATATGTTTTAATCTTTCGTAAATAGGATAAGCATCTATTGTACGAGTATCTTTATAAGCTAAACATTCTTGTTCTAATAAATACTGCTTCAATACTTTTTTTAATATAAATATTTCTTCAGAATTTATCTTCATGCTTAGATACTTTGTATTCGTATCTTGCTTCTTCGGCATTATCCATATGCTCCTGTATATCTTGTGGTAATGATACACCACAAGCAGTTATTTTAGCTAAAAATTCCTGCTTATCTATTTTACATTCTGCATAATCAAACTCAGCTTGTGCTAGTTGATCTAGGATTTCTTGTTTGTATCTTCCCATCTTTGCTTCCTTTCCATTTGAATGTATTCTCTTTCTTCTCTAATCATACGATTAATAGATTCTACATATTCAATGTTCTCTTTAGCAAGTACAATACCATAGCCTATGATTACTGCAATTATAACCAACATAATAAATGTCATATTAATTAAACCATCTCCTTTCTTCTTGATCTCTTTTAACTACCTTGTATGGTAGTTGAACAGTCTTTGGCATATACTTTGCAATAGCAAAACACATACCTAGAACGATTCTAATTGGCAACATGATTGCAAACCAAATCCATTTGGCAGCAACATTCATTAACCAATTTTGTATTTTATTTAACATATAACCTCCTTTAGTTTCTTGTGTAGTCATACAACTCCAATCTTATTCGTTTATCTGCAGGTGTCATATGATTGTATAGTCTTTCTATATTAACTATAAAGTCATTACGACTACCTTGATTTTTCAACTTACTAGAAAAATTCTTAAGCTTAGTTTCAAATGTTTTCCACTTAAACTTAGGATCTTTCATAGCAACTACTAATGCTAACACGAAAGATCTTTTCTTGTAGTATTGAAAGTATTCGCCAACTTTGTTAACACTTCTTGCCCAAGTCTTACCTTGTTCAAGATCCTTGATAACAAACTTACCTTCTTTAAACTCTTTGATTTCTTTACTTGCTGTATAACCTTTGTCATTTAACATGGCTATACATTCAGATAATCCAAACTCATAAGTTCTATGAAACCATTCTAATAACTCATAATCATGGTTTCCAAGCTTAACATATGACATAAGATATTCTGTCAATGTCCACTTACGAGCTACCGAATTTAACTTACGTACATCTTCAAGACCTATATTGTCTTTCATGATATAACATATTGGTAGTCCTACTATTTTGTATGCTTCCAATCTGTGTTGTCCTTCAACAACATTCATTTTATCATCTACAATAATTGGTACTTGTAGATCTTTCTCTTTAATAGCTTCAACTAATCTTCTTACATGAAGCTCATTAACAGCTCTATTACCTTTTAAGTATTTAAATAGACTGTATTCTTTTGTTTTATACACTTTGTTTTTATCCATTGTATTCCTCCTTTTAGGTTATGGATTTCGGCAGCAACGCCAGTGAGTTTCAACGCCGAACCGACTTTGGCTTTAACGATAAAAAAAACCCAGCGACCAATTAAGATCGCTGGATTTCTTACAGATTACTTCTTCATAGCATCTTTTAATCTAGCTAGATTATACTCTTTCATCTGTGCTTGTTTAGTTACATCTTTAGCTGAAGCTTTAGCTTTTGGTACAAACTTCTTACCAAATGCAACTTCATAAGCTAGATGTAATTCATTAACTATCATCTCTGCACGTTTAATGTTTAACTCTTGTGCATCACGTCTAAATATAAGCTTATCTACATTTAGCATAGATATTTCATTACCAACATCTTCTCTCAATGCATTCTGCATAAGATCTCTTGTCTTATCAGAACTAGCAACGCATTGTTCTAGATGTCTTGTGAAACAACCAATGATACTATTAGCATTCCATTCAGCTAACATAGTCCAGTCTTTGTGTTCAGCAAATGGTGTAATTACATTATTGAATAATGCTTTAACACCTGCTCTCACATCAACAGAATCTAATACATCATGCATAGATTCTAACCTGTTATCTGAATAGTCAGCAGATTGTACTTCACTTACTTGTGTCATATATACCTCCTTTGGTTAATGTATTTAACTCGCTGTTTATCTCAGTAATCTTATCTTGATCACCTTTAACAACAGCTTCTTCTTTTAAGCTATATAGCTCATTAACTCTCATCTTATTAGAGTCATCAACTATCAACTCATAGTATTTTACATAGTCCATAATACCTCCTTGGTTAAGACTAACGTCCACATCAGCGTGAACGCTGTTCAGACAACAAGGGGAGTACTCACCTGTCAACAGCATGGCAGGGGTTTACACCTGCGACTGCATTGTCCCCTGTGGACAATCAGTCCTGTTGATAGGTAGAGGGGATTCCTTGTTAGTCTAAGCGTAATCACGTGTGTGTGGGGGGACCCATAGCAATCTCATCTTTTGTGATTGCGTATGGGGTGGAGAGTGTCGCCCACTGGCGACTCCACTACATTTAGTATTGTGAGTTTCACGAACAACTAAAGTGTTGTTATTTTGCTTGACAGCAGATAAATTTAAATCTACGTACTTTTAAGGGTAGAATAAATAGATATGAAAGATGACTTAACAGACAAGCAAAGACAACTCGTTGATACTATCGTAGCAAGTGGTTGTAGTATAAAGGAAGCTGCCGAAAAGGCAGGATATTCAACAAAAGGCAGTAAAGAGGCAGGTAGAGTAAGTGCTTCTCGCACACTACGTTTACCAAAGGTACAACAGTATATGCAACAGAGAGTGGCACAAACTCTTGGACTTGGTGCAGTAAGTGCGAGTAAACGACTGATTGAGCTTTCAACAGGGGCGAGATCAGAGTATGTACAACTGGAAGCGTCCAGAGATATACTAGATCGAGTGGGATTAAAAGCACCAGATCGTATCTCTCACAATATACAGGGCGATATTAAAATTAATATAGACCTATCGTGAGGCGTTGGTATGCACCCACACAGTCAAGACTCGCAGAGTCGGAGGGTGGGGGCAAAACTCACCAGCTTTAGCTGACGAGGCGTATGTCACAGACAACAGGGTTCAAAATAGTACATTATGGCAAAGCAAAAGTTTAAGGATATAGTTATACATGAACGTATACCTAAGAAGACTAGCATAGGTAGAAGACCAAAGAAGTCTTCAATGAACAAGAGCAAAAAGCGTTCGTGGAAGAAATACAATTCGCAGGGCAAATAGATATTATTTTTTTTTAAGTCTAAGTGCGTTTAAAATATATTTTTCTAAATATAAGGTTCTTCTTTAATCAAAGGAGAAATATGCATTACAAAGTTAATATATGGAAAGATGATTCTTTCAAAAGAGAGATTGTATATACTGCAGATAATGATATACAAGCTATACAGATGGCATCAGCAGCAACACCAGATGGTTGTAGATCAACTTATGAAGAAATAACAGAGGAGCAAAAATCATGCCTTATGGAAAAGGAACGTATGGTTCAAAACGAGGAAGACCTAGCAGTAGCTTAAAAGGTAAACAAAAAAACTTACCAGCTGCATTAAAGAAAAAGATAATGGCTGCTAAGAAAAAAAAGTAGTGGCAACAAAAGCAGAAAAAAAACATATGGATAAGGTGGCTCAGTTAGGTTGTTTCGTTTGCGAAAGACCTGCTGCCTTACACCATATAAGACCTAAAGGTACTGGTATAGGAAGAAGAACTTCACACTTTGAGGTGATCCCTCTATGCCCAGATCACCACCAAGGAAAGTTTTCAATACATATGTCTAAAAGAGCTTTTGAAGAAAAGTATGGCACAGAAAAAGAAATCCTTGAAATAGTATTACAAAGAATTAAGGAAGAAGAATGTCGTTCCTCAATAATTTAAGTTTAAAAGATAGAAGAAGACTAAGAGTAATAGTTAAACAAACTCATCTTAAACATTATCCTACACATATGATTACTGATTATGAAGCAGATAAATTAGTAGAAGCTTTTGGTGAAGAAACTATATACAAGCTTCTATCTGCAAATGTAGGAACTAATGTCGATTAATTTTAAATACAAACCAGATGGTGAAACTATAAAAACCTTTATGAAGTCTAATGACTTCTTTAGAGGAATAAGAGGTCCAGTAGGTAGTGGTAAATCGGTATCGTGTTGTATTGAATTATTTAGACGAGCATTATTACAAAAAAAGAATGAACAAGGCATTCGTAAATCTAGATGGGCAGTAATAAGAAACACTAACCCACAGCTAAGAACAACAACAATTAAAACTTGGTTAGATTGGTTTCCAGAAGATGTCTGGGGAAACTTCGCCTGGAGTGTTCCTTATACCCATAGAATAGTTAAGAATGATTTAGATATAGAAATTATATTCTTAGCTCTTGATAGACCAGAAGATGTTAAGAAACTATTATCTCTAGAGCTTACAGGTGTTTGGGTTAATGAAGCTAGAGAAATACCTAAATCAATTATAGATGCTTGTACAATGAGGGTAGGAAGATTTCCTAGTATGAGAGAAGGAGGAGCTTCTTGGTATGGAGTCATAGCAGATACTAATGCTCCAGAAGAAGATCATTGGTGGGCGATAATGTCTGGAGATGTACCAGTACCAGATCATATATCTCGTGATGAAGCTTTGATGTTAGTCAAACCAGATAACTGGAGCTTCTATACACAACCACCAGCTCTTGAAGAAAAAAGAGTAGATGGTTCTATTAAGAGTTATGATCCTAGTGATAAAGCAGAAAACAAATCTAATCTAACAGAAAAATATTACTCTAATATTATTAGAGGTAAAACAAAAGGGTGGATAGATGTTTATGTTTTAAATAAGCTTGGATCTATAGAAGAAGGTAAACCTGTATATCCAAACTTTAAAGAAGAACTACATAGTGCAAAAGAAGAATTACAATTAAGTCCATTGCAACCTATCTACATTGGAGTTGACTTTGGATTAACTCCTGCAGCAGTCTTTGGTCAAAGATTAGTTACAGGTAGATGGCATTTAATAAATGAGCTTGTATGTTTTGATATGGGTGTAATTAGATTTTCTGAATTACTTAGAAGTGAGATTGCTAAAAATTATAAAGGATATGAAATACATATCTATGGAGATCCTGCTGGAGATTTTAGATCACAAACAGATGAAAGAACTCCATTCCAAATTATGAGGCAACAAGGACTCAATGCATTACCTGCACCATCTAATGATGTAGCTCTTAGAATAGAAGCTGTTGATGCAGCTCTATCTAGATTACTAGATGGTAAGCCAGGATTCTTAATGGATAGAAAATGTATAAATCTTAAAAAAGGTTTTAATGGTGGTTATCATTATAGAAGACTACAAGTATCTGGAGATAGATATGATGAGAAACCTTTGAAGAATAGATACTCTCACGTACATGATGCATTACAATATCTTATGATGGGAGCTGGAGAAGGTAGAACTATATTAGCAGGTAAAACTAAATCTACTCCAACAATAGCTCATAGAGATTTTGAT